AACAAATTGTAGCCAGGATCTCGTCACTGAGATCCATCGCCAAGACTTTAACAGTCTTGGCCCTCCGAGCGTTGGAGGGACAGCTTGTGGCATCGTGGGTTTACCCCTCAAAAGGTAAACAGACAGTATTGGACCAAGCCAAGACTGCCTACCGCATGTCATCCGTAGATGACACACGACAATCCTCAGAACGTGAGACACTCTGGGGACGATCGCTCTTATTATCAACTACTAATAGTCGAGATAAGAGGCTTGTATATCGTTGTGGACTTCGGCCCACTCACACTTGGATGAGTGGATCCACCAGCGATATCAAGGAATGTCTAACTTCTATGCGTGCAATAGGACTCCATAGTTTTGAAACTAGGAGAGAATTACGGCAACATCAGAAGTTAGCACTTAAGCTCATTCCGCCTGGTTGTGAGAGACTCGTACATAATCCTCGGACTATGTTACAGTTATCTTTCGCAGCAAGGGCTCTTCCTTTTCCTTCAGCAACTAAATTGATGAATGAACAGTTGGAGTTTTGTATACGTAGAGGCTCTCTAACCTCTATAGTTCTTGACCCAAGTTGGATTTTGGGATACAAACGGAGTGAGGGTAACTTTAGCTTCGATAGAACACGTTTAGCGTCTACCGTTGTCCGTCCTACTGCTTGTTTAGAGTCCTTAGAATCTAACATCAGCGGTGGAAAGTTTTCGTATGCAAGGTCTTATAATGGAAGACTATCGGGTGTAGAGGATTATCCAGAGATTGTTAATCAATCAAAGAAGAAACTCGACGCAATAGGCCCCTGTTCACAAGAAGAAGAAATAGCGAAAATTTCTAAAGTTACAAACGTGGTCCTGGACTTACAATTTCGTCGTCAAGAGCTATCTCTTGCAGCAGCCATGCCAGGTCACGTAGAAGAAAGGGGAATAGTTGTAGGTATTCCAGAAAGAGGTGAAAAGGTGCGAGTAGCAACTGTTCACTCACTTAATGATTCTATACTAGCTGATCAAGTAGGTCTTCACCTCAGACGTGAGATGATGACACATCCTTCTTTGATTCAATCACTGAAGACTGATCCTAGCGAAATTGTTCTAACACTCTCCTCCACAAGGAGGTTGAAATTCAGGACAGGATTATCAGGTGAGCAGAGGTTCCTCTACTCCGCTGATCTCAAGTCTGCCACTGATCTCATAGATCACCAGGTGCTGAAAAACTTCTGTGAACAACGGTCAATACCACTTTCTTCTGTTACCTCCAAGACTCTTACTTGTTTTGATCTAACCTTTGAGGTTAAGTCAGGTACATGTTTGGGTTTAGGAGGTTCATGGCCCACCTTGTCATTGTTACATGCCTATGCCTGTAACTATATGGGTCTTCACTCTTCTTCATTTGTGATAAAGGGTGATGACTTATTAGCATGGTGGACGCGCGAACAAATCTCGGTTTATGAGAAATACCTGCCCGAATTGACAGGGATGATCATAAACAGATCAAAGACGTTTACATCGAGGAGACGAGCTCTTTTCTGTGAACGTTCCTTTGTGGAGAAGAGAGATCAGAATGTACCACACCCTGATTATCCTCATATCCGACTTGTTCGAAGCTCACACAGTCTCTCAATCCGATCTATATTCATGCCAGTTAAACTGAATGAAGATGGAAAGGAGCAAGTAAGAGGACTCTGTGAGGCGATGAAACCCGAGATGAGTAGAGAAGGAAGAAGTAGAGTTAGATACTTACTTCTTTCACACCCAGTCATCTCAGAAGCTTATCGGCGTTTTGGAGATTGGGTCTCAGTACCATCAAATTACGGTGGACTAGGATTACCAGTCTCGAACCCAAAACGGGATGTACCTGCGCTCATCCACTCATGGATGAGGGCATGCATTACAGGTGGTGTCAAGGTCCCCTTGGTCTTACGAAGTAAAACAGACCAAGAAGATGTTACTAAGACAGTCGCACGTGTATTGCAAAACCAACCTTCTAAATTGGTTACGGTACCGGGACCGGGAAAGAAGTCGCTCTTTGGAGAGAAGCTTCTTACACCGGGTGAGGCCAAGTACTTCAGTATGGCTTCGTTGAACTTTAAACAATCACAGGCTAAGCTTGCGAATGTTGTGTCATTCTTACAGTTGAGGAGATTGGCAAGGTTCTACCCGCCTGATTCGTCTTCAATCTATAGAGTACTTTCAGTTACCCGAAAGTGGTCTAGGGTCCTGTCTCAAACTCGACTCATCAGTGTCACATGGCGTGACATTGATGATTTCGATCGTAGAACTTTGCGTATCGGAG